ACACGGAAACTTGCACATGGATTACAGGTACGCAGATTGGCACCTGGCTAGGTATTGCTTTAGCAGGCGTAGACGAAACAGCCTTTTTAACTCAGTGTGCTAATAGCGCCAACAACTTTATATTTCGGCGCAGGCAGGAAAGCGGCTACACGGACTCTTTAACAACCGTTCCTAGTGCTGACGTAGAGCTGGCCACGATTATGATGGGTGGCTCGATTTACAGACAACGTGGCGCCATTGACCAATTCGCAAGTTTCAGCGATATGGGTACAGCTGCAGTTTCGGGACTGTCGCCACTCATCAAACAGTTAGCCGGTATCCCACGGCCAGCGGTTGCCTGATGACTGTTTACACTGACCTGTTTAATGAGGCCATAGACGATTTGGCAACCACCCTTGCCACGATCACTGGCATGCGTGTTGTCTTTGACCCTGAAAAAATTAACCCACCATGTGTGTTTATTGACGCCCCAAGTTTTGATTGCTACAACTACAACATCGTTACCATGAATTTTTCGGTAAAAGTAGTGACACTAGGGCCAGGCAATCTTGACGGCTTACGCAACGTTTTAAGCATGTGTGCGCAGGTGCTAGCAAAGAACGTGGCAGTTAAGTCTGGGCGCCCTGGTACATTTCCTGTAGGCGGCCAAACTTTTGCCGCCTATGACCTATCCATAGACCTACAAGCACAAGCAGGGTGACCATGAAATACACAATCATTAGCGACAGAATCGGGACAGTAGGTGCAGAGTTTGTGCCTGGTGCCGGTACAAACATTCAAGCGTTACTAGCTCACGGCTTTATCAAATCTGATGAAGAACCTAGCGACAGCACAGCCCCAAAATCTGCTAAAACTAAAGCACACACAAAGAAGGATTAACCCATGGCTACTTCGACATACCTTTCAAACCCAGGCGTAATGGTCAACAGTGTTTCGTTGACCGACCAATGCACTGCCGCCACGGTCACCAACATGGCCGAAGCTCTCGAATCAACAGCGTTTGGTTCCACCAGCCGTGTGTTTGTTTCGGGCCTTTTTAATCAGGAAATCACGCTCGATTTGTACATGAGTTATGCCGCCGCTGAAACGTACGCAACTCTTGCAGCTCTAGTTGGCACCACCACCACAGTCAAAGTTTCAAACACTGTTGGCGGCTTGACCAGTGCCAGCCCAACGGAACCCCGCTTCGAATTGGTAGGGGCGTATCTTGAAAGTTTGCCGGTCATAAATGCGACCATGGGCGAATTAAGCACCATTTCGATTGTTTTTAAGGGTGGGGTTCTTTCCACCATTGTTTCTTGATTTAGCAACCCCAACAGCAAAGGCCCGACATGCAACTAACTATCAGAGTCGACCAGGGCGAAGGCCCAGTAGATGTAAAAACCAACCTGTTCACAATCGTTGCCTGGGAACGCAAATACAAGCGTAAAGCCAGCGACATGGGCAACGGTATTGGCATTGAAGATTTGGCGTATCTTGCACACCAGGCATGTCAACAAAACAACGTTGTTGTTCCTATTGTCTTAGACGATTTCATTAAATCTTTGGTAGTGCTAGAAGTTGTCAATGATGAACCCGACCGCCCTACTTTGCCAGTACCTACCGACACGCTCTAGCACAAGTTTTAGCGGCGACAGGGTACTGGCCACCTGAAGTAGAGTTTGATAACGATGATCTGGCAACAGTCATCAAAGTTATTAACGAATCACGCAAATAAAGGTTGGTCATGGCAAGAACGCCTAAAATAGAAGGTGTAAAAGACACCGTGAAGGCGTTGCGTCGAATTGACCCTGAACTACGCAAAGAGTTCAATATCAAAGTTCAGGCCATAGCGGCACCTATGACTGACGCTATGAAAAACGAATATTCTGATAATCGTTTTCCGTCCGGCACAAAACGCAAGTGGACTGTAGGAAAATTGGGCGACTATAAAGGTCGAGCCGTTTTCCCGTTAACAGCTGCTAAAGCCCAAAAGGGTGTCAAGGTAAAAATTAACACTAGTTACCGTGACCGAAACGCTTTTTATGTTATGCAAGCAAACCCAGCGGCCGCCATTTTTGATATGGCAGGCAAAAAAAATCTGAACGGTTTGGGTACTGCTTTTAGTTTTAAGTTTGGTGAAAACGCCAGCCGTGTTATGTGGCCTGTTGCTGAACAAAAATTGAAAGACGTGCAAGAAGGAATAAAAGACCTGGTTGAAGAAACCGAAAAGGTTATTCAAAAAGAGGTTGACCGCTAATGGCTATCAAAATTCCGATATTTGCCGACTACGACAACAAAGGCGTTAACGACGCCGAATCTTCTTTCCAAGACTTCGGAAGAAAAGTAGGGGACATAGCCAAAAAAGCCGCCGTTGCTTTTCTTGCTGTTGGTACTGCCGCCGCCGTAGGTGCTTTTAAAGCAGTTCAAAAAGCCAGCGATTTAGCCGAATCGGTGTCAAAGATAGAAACCATTTTCGGAGATAGCGCCCAAGGTGTTTCTGATTTTTCTCAGATAGCCGCCAAAGAATTAGGTTTGTCTAAACAAGCTGTGTATGACGCCGCCGGTATTTTCGGAGTTTTTGGTAAAGCCGCTGGTTTAGGTGGACAAGATTTAGCCGATTTTTCAACAGATTTTACGGTGTTAGCAGCTGACTTAGCGTCGTTTAATAACACCACACCCGAAGACGCTATTAGCGCTATTGGTTCCGCATTGCGAGGCGAATCGGAACCTTTACGCCGATACGGTGTCATGCTCGACGACGCTTCTTTAAAAGCCGAAGCAATGGCACAAGGTATCTATGACGGTAAAGGGCCGTTAACGCAACAGCAAAAAGTATTAGCGGCCACAGGCGCAATATTTAAACAAACTGGCGACGCCCAAGGAGATTTCGCCAAAACTAGCGACGCATTAGCAAACCAGCAACGCATATTTAAAGCGCAATTAGACAATGTTGTAACAACTATTGGCACCAAATTGTTGCCCGTTTTTATGACTATCGTTAATTTTATTAGCGACAAAGTTATTCCTGTTGTCGAGTTGTTAACTGGAGCATTTGAAAAAGACGGGTTAGCAGGAATTATTGAAGTTGTTAAAAAGCAACTACCAAAACTTAAAAGTGTTTTGGGTAACGCCGTTTCAATGTTTTTTGATTGGTTAAAAGACGCTTACCCACCAGCGTTAAAAGCAATGTTGGACATGATGTACCAACTAGGGCAATGGCTACAAAAAACGGGCCTGCCAGCCTTAGCAAAACTTTTAGGTGATGGCGCTAAAGCGTTTTGGGAATGGATAAGCGCCGCCGCCCCACCGGCACTAAAGCGCCTGGCTGAACTTTTAGGTGACTTGGCTAATTGGATTCTTGACAAAGGTTTGCCGCTACTAGTCGACAAACTAATTACTTTGGGTAACGCCCTAGTTGATTGGATTAAACCGCAAATAGTCCCAGCATTAAAAGCATTAGGTGATTTGTTGCTAACAATTCTTGACTGGGTAGTTACTGAGGCCATACCAAAGTTAGGCGCCCAGGCTGTAAAACTAGTTGGCGCTTTACTGAGTTGGACAGCAAAACTTTTACCTGAAGCCGTGGAAGGTTTAGGCAAATTTGTAGTTGATTTAGTAAGAAAACTACCTGAGTTGTTTGTTGACTTGGTTTCAACCATGGCCAGCCTTGGCGCAGATTTGGGCGGCAAACTAATTAGTTCTTTAGTCGAAGCGCTTAAAGGTTTGGGTAGTAAAGGTTTAGAAGTCGGCAAGGCTTTTGCCAACGGCATTATCGGTTACATAAACCGAAATGTCATTCAAAAAATCAACGATTTATTAGAGTTCAAAATAAGCGCTTTTGGTGCCAGTCTTACGGTTAATCCACCTGACATACCTAACATTCCCATGCTTGCCGAAGGTGGCATAGTCACAGGCCCACAATTAGCCATGATTGGGGAACGTGGCCCTGAGGCTGTTATTCCGTTGTCAAAGTTGGGCAGTATGGGCGTAGGCGGCGGCGGTATCACTATCAATGTAAACGGCGGCGACCCACAATCTGTGGTTAATGCTTTGCGTACCTACATGAGACAAAACGGCTCTGTGCCTATTCGAGTAAGCAATATCTTCTAATGGCTTTGCAAAGTTATCAAGTTTCATATCGAGTAGGTGCAGGGTCTTATACCGTTTTATCTAATGTGCAAAATATCCAAGTAACTATTGGCCGTGAAGCTCAGTTAGATCAAATAAAAACTTCTACCGGCAGTTTTTTAATGCGTTACCCAACTGGTTATGCTTCACCAATAACAGATTTAGTACCTGGTACACAGATAAAAATTATTAATACCACAAACAGTAATTTGACCGTTTTTACAGGTTATATATCTGATGTCTCAGCGGAATATGGAATACCTTACGTTAGTAACGTTGGGCAAGCCGATTATTTGTTAGTAAATTTTGAAGGTGCTTTTGCTGCAGCTGGTCGAATGCAAGGCAACAATTATGCTATGGCCGCTGATTCAATCTCGGCGCAATGCATTAATTGTAAAAATCAAACTGGTTTACAAGTTAGTTTTAGTTCACCAGCAAATACATTAGCCGCTACTACTATTAGTGGCACTTGGGCTGATTGGTTAGCCAGGGTGTGTCAATCAACTAACTCACGGTTATTAGAAAATGCCGACCAAA